CGCAATACGTTCAAGTTCGTAATCATTTGGAAAGTGTCGTAATGCGGTCCTTGCTTTGTCTCTTATTAGACTAGGCACTCTGGGTGTCTTGCCTGGATCGCATAACTCTTCCAACAACTTCTTACTCTGCTTTAGGGCACGGTATCGTTCGTCTGGTAGTGTCATAGTGGTTCCTAAGGAAAGGGCCTAAGCCCCATCGCCTATTAAGACTTGTTCTGTCTAGCACGAATCATTGCTAGAATGTCTTGTGCTTTATCACTTGATGTACCAGATGCCGGTACACTAACTGGTGCAGTTGTTGTTGCGGGTTCATCTTCCCATGGTGCTGAAGTTTCTGCTACGGGTGCAGTTGCGGGTGCTCTAGTTTCAGTAGTAGCTGTTGTTTGTGCCGCGGTCGCTCCTGCAGGTGCTTCTAGTCCCCAAGGACGATAGTAACTACCCCAACGCTCATTATCAAACGGTTGACCATCTACTGATGCCTCAAACATTTCTTTAATAATACGTAACTCTGCTTCGTTAGGCTTCTTAGGCAAGAAGTCTGTTAAGTTAAACAAACCATGTGCTTCAATAGCGGCTTGTTCTGACTGATTCAATGGTGATTCTTTACGTGCCCAATTACTTGTAGAGTAATCTGCATAACCACCTTTACTTGTTTTCTTAATGTTGAAGTCAACACCATGCAAGTAATCTGTTGGCAATTCTTCCATTTCAGGATCCATTAAACTAGACTTAATCACATTGAAAATTTGTGAACTGATAACAAATCTGCGAATTGGATTCGCAGGTACTTTGTCGTCACCTAGTGGGTTTTGACGTACAAAACCTTGAAAGATATAACTACGTTTCTTCCAATACTTGTTTGCCATTTCTTTCAATGTTTCGTCTTTATACCAAGGACGAACTTCTGCCAAAATAGGACAAGTTTCGCCAGTGCCATACATTTCAATACACGGTACTTGAACGACTATTTGTTTAATGTTAGAATCACCCTTGACACCATTGAACGGCAACTTAATTAGTTGACGCTCTACCCAAAAGAATGTGTTAGAGCTATTTGAATCTGGCAAAAAGCGAACTGTTGCCGTCGTGCCTTCATCAATGTTCCAATGGGGGTAGATAGAGTTATCTGATTGGGTATTAGAACCCTTGTTGTTTGATTTATTGTCTTGTGCCGCGATACGGGCACGAATGTCTGCTAATGATGCCATGATAATATTTCCTTATAAAATTGAGATGGTCTCGTTTTTTAATATTCGCTACTTCCCTATGAAGTAACTAACATTAGAGATAGTATAGCAAAACTATCTCTCAATGTCAATAGTATTTATCCCGTTTGTGGGTAAACACATTTTTTTCTACGGTTTTTTACCCTTTTATATAGGGTAGTCCGATTAGGTTATCTAACATACGTTCGTATGTTTTATCTAAACTTTCTTTAAACAATTCATCCTGATGTGATATTTCAACTGGTTGGCTAAACAATGTCATCTTAACTAGGTTTAGAAAAGCAGTCATTTTTGGTTCCGTCAATACAGGATCATTACCATCAAATATCTTTTTCAGATACCAGGCTTCATCCTGTATATCATATGATATTTGTCCATCACCATATGTAGGACTTTTTCTGCCTAGTTCATTTCTGAATTTACCTTTGAACAAGGTAATTAAAATATTTAGGTGATCTCTCATCCAATCATTAAAATCAGGATCACCCCAATCTTTATATATCTTAGGAGGTGCCTTATCATCTGGGTACTCAACTAGTTGAGTAGATTCAGCCAATTTATCAATTTCGGTTCCCTTTAATATGTTATCAAGGTCTTTACTCGCCCTGGCATATTGAGGAGGTCGTGACGAAGTGGATGCTTTATCCAATGCAGTTCTTGCTAGCTCACCTGCATCAACGTGTGGTTGACTTCCCTTAGGACTAATTGGTGTTACTGGTTTTTTGATTGACTTAGATGCAGTTGGTGTTACTGGTTTTTCGGTTGAATTAATTGCAGATGTATCTGTATTGGGTAGTTCAAGCGGTGTAGGTATCGCATTCGGGTCTACATCAGCCGTAGTGTCATTGTATATTTGCTTAATCACATTCAATATGTTACGAGCCTCTTCAGCATCATTCTTTATTTCTGACGTTGTGTTATTCATTTCTTTTTCAAAGTTATCAATTGTACGTTGATATCCAGCAACAATGTCTGCATACTTTTTAAGCGCACTGGCATTCTTATCAAATTGACTTGTATTCCTTGCAAGACTCTTTACAAATCTACGTTCTTTTGCTTCTAATTCACCCTGTGTTTGTTTTAATTTCTTATCAAGTTCATTAAACTGAGCATCACCCAAAGATTGTTTTTCCTGAACACTTGCTATTAATGCTTGTAATTTATTAACGTCTTTATCTTCAGCGGCAGGGTTATTAACTAACTCTTTAATTTGTGTTTCTAATTTTTTAAACTTCTCTGGATCCATACCAGGTTTAGATTTTAATAGTTGTAAATCTTTTTGAAGTTTCTCTAACTCATCAGCACTTATTTTTGCTTTTTCTTGTCTATCTGCACTACCAGTAGTTAATGTACCACTTAGTTGTTTTAATCTTTCAACTTCACGGTCAGTCTCTTGTGCTTGTTCTTCATAATCTTGTAACTCTTGCCCAATAGACTTAATAGCATTCTGTTGAGTATTGATTAGATTATTTTGTGCCGCGTCAGTTTTCTGTTGTTGCACAGCCTTATCAGCTATGTATAAAGATAGAGCTTGCTGGCTATCATAGCCAGGAAACCTCAACTTAGCCCGTTGCATTAAATCGTTATCTAACGATAATGCAGGGCCACTTGGTGCTTCTCTTAACAATGACGAAATTTTCATATTAAATTATCTACTCACTAAACGTCTAATAGTATCTAAGTCGTCTTGACCTTCTTTTACAGGTTTTTCTTTATCACTGTATTCAGCACGAATGTTTTGCATTGTTTTCTCACTAGCATGTTTTTGTCCAGCGGCACGTAGTTTATCCATACCTTTTTTACCGTACTTCTTAATACCAAAAGATGCTTGTAGTGCGCTTTCTTCAATATCATCTTCAACGATATCTGAATCATCATTTGGTTTAGCCATACTAGGTTTACCGTGTTGTGATCCTGCAGGAGCACCTACATCTTTTTGTATCTTTTTTAATAGTTCTTCATCACTACCATGACCCAATTTATCTAATACTTTACCACCAAAAGTCTTGATAGCATCTTTAACTTTATCAAACATACCTTCATCTGTACTCATTAAATCTGATTCTTGTAAACCGTTTTGTTTTAATATGTTAGTAATCTTAAAATATATATTTTTTACTTGGCTTCGTATCTCTGGGCTCATACCATCCGGAGTAGCATACCTCATTACTTTTTCTAACATAGCTAATTGATTTTTAAGTTCTTGTGCATCATCATATGATACTTTTAAATCAGGTACTCGCTTGATATCATAACCAAATACTCTGGCTTCATCCATATCTTCTTCTTTAAAGATACCCAAATCTTTTCCGCCTTTAGTAAAGTTACCAGCCGGGTCGTTAGGATTACTTCTTGCTAATTCTTTTGCTTTAACATCAAACTCAGGCTTCTTGCCAGTTGGTGTTATACCTGCATCTTTTTGTAATTTTTTAATTAGGTCTTCTTCGTTTCCACCGGTTACAAATTTATCAACTGCTTTAACACCTTTTTTAACTGTGTCCATTATACCTTCGTCTACACCACCTAATTTACGTTCTACTTGTTTGATCCAACCACTAACATCACTTGAACCAATTTCTTCAACATCACCTACAAAATCTACAACGTCATCAATTGCTTGATTAATTGCTACAGGTCCATACTTCTTTAACAGGTCAATACGTTGGTTTATGATTCTACGAGTAATAGCACTTGCTACCGGATTGTGTTCTTCATCTTCCGATTCTTCTAAATCAAATGCTTTTAAATTCTTAGCATCTGTTCTTACATTGTGTCCAAGTGTTTCAGCACCAGGAGCTTCTGTTAAACTATCAGCCCATTCACTTAATTCATTAACTTCTTTCATCTCTGCTACTTTCTTCTGTAGCTTATTCAATATTGGCATTACACTTTCAATACGTGGATCTAATGTTTCTTGTACAAACAACTCATTCAAGTTTGTTTCTTCAGTTTCATCTTCCATCAATGATGGTGTCCAGCTTTCAAAGTAACTATTATAACCACGATGACCAGTCATTCTACTTAATGTTTCACGTAGACCTTGATAGTGATTGATACCTTCATTCACTAGTCGTTGTGCAGATTCATTGAACTGACCATTACGTGTAGCACGAACAAACGCACCCATCTTTTGATATTCTTCTACCAAACTTGTAACGTGATTCCAACGCTCACCGTGTGGCTTATCACCTTCAGCAATCAGTCGACCATATACTCTAGCAACACCTGGCTTGATAGTTGGAGCTAAGAAACGTTCACCTTCACTATTCTCTAAAAAGATTTTAGCAATATTACGATAACGTTGCTCACCTTCTTCAATTTGGCGAGTGTGCTGTATTACAATCTTTACATTTGGCACAGCATCATTATAACTTGCTTTTTTACCCATTGGGTAGTAACCTTCAGATATTTTTTCTTGCTTTTTCATATATTCCCTTTTTGCCATATCGTGTTTCAAATGGTCAATATTCTTTAATTCAAAACTCAATTGATATTTCTGTGAGAAACGTTTCAATTGATTTAATACTTTATACCAAGATTCATCTTCACCATGGCTTTCCTCTTTTTCGCTATCAGCTACATCATCACTAAAATATACACATAACTTATGCAATCCATCAATAGAGATAGTTACTTTGCCGTAATCTTCTCCGTCTTTGATGAAGTTGAATTGGAATACTTCTGCTTCTTCAGGAGTAGGAATTTCCTTACCTGAGGTATCTAGCATGGTAGGATCAAACCCTTTACTGTGTAAAAGGTCAAATAATGAGCGATTTAATGATTCTGTATTTTTTGGCATAATGTATTTATCTAACTTTAACCCATAACAGCATAGAAGGGCAATGGCATTATAACTTCATTATGGTCACGAATTTGATTCTCTAAATCATAATGAAAGTCACTTAATTGTTGTAGCATACGTGTTACTAATAAACTAGCCATAATCAAGTCATCTGTATCACCAATTTTTGCGGCATAACTGCCACCGTGTGCTACAAATGCTTTTAATTCACTTATAAGACTACGACTATTTACAGTCATTTTCTTACTCTCAACCAATGTTTTAAACTTAGCACAACTTGCTAGTTTACTCTTGTTAGTTGTATTGAATCCTCTACGTCCCTTACCTACTTCACTGATAAAGATTCCAGGGATATTGCTTTCTCCGTATTCGTTTAATGATACGATGGCGGCTTCCCCGATTCCATTACATTCAATACTGTAATAAATGTTGTTAGGTTCATTAGTACACTCTGCTATATGTTTGTTTATCTGTGCTAATAGTTTAATCTGACTAGGTATATCCGTTTTGTTGTGTTTCCATTCACCAACTTGAGTAGTAGTGTTTGCCTCAAAGATTTGAATAGCCGACGGGTCGCCACCTGTACCAAGACTTGGATCTAATCCTACGCAATAGATATTTCCTTTAAAAGGTTTCTTATACCAACGAACTTGACCTATGCGACTAACAGGTTCTATACCTTCCATAGCTATCAGTGTGTTTGGATTAATCAATGTCTCATCAGCAATAATGAACTCGCAGCCAATCTCTCGGTTGAAACGATCTTCACCAAGCTGTGACTTCATCTCGGCTGCCCACTTATCATCCCTACCAGGTTGTTCACTCCAATGCGCTCTATACGCTCTGAATCCGTTAACTCCCACTTCAGTAGTGTTACCAAAATCATCTTCAGTCTTATTAGCACCTTTCCAAATATAAGCAAACTGATCCTCATCACTGTTTGGAGTAGAAGTAATAATTGCTTTACCACCAGTACTTAATGTAGGAGTAATAGCTGTCCAAAATTCTTTAGCGATACTTGGTCTAACGAACGCAAACTCATCTA